GAGTGCCGGGAAAGCGAAGTTATGCAGCGTATACTAACGTTCTATTGGGGAATATAGCCACTAAATAAGGTAATGAACCAAATGAACACGGAAAAAGCGAAAACGCAGCTCAGGATAATGCTTGCCGGTCCGGCTGCGAGTTATGCGACACATTCACCAGCCATAAAAAAGGTTCTTGATGAACTGGAAGCCAAAGACAAGCGCATTGCAGAACTGGAGGCAAGGGAAGTCCAGCTACCGGCTGGCTATGAACTTCGATATGGACACCCGATAAATGCTGATGAGCGCCATGTCATGATACCTAAGGAAAATGGCAGCTGGATTTATCTGGCTGATTTAGAGCGCGCACTACGTGTTGCTGGCATTCGCATCAAAGGAGAGTGACGTGGAAATAAAACCAGAAGATGAGTTAAGTAATATTGTTTTATTTCCGGTAAAAGAAGATGACCCACGTAATCAGGTTAATTTTCTTTATGAGCCATCGGAAAGACCATATTGCCATCACGCTTCTGTCCGGGTTGATGAAAAAGAGCGTCAGGTCCGCTGTAAAATCTGCGGTGCAGTTGTGGAGCCGTTTGACTGGATGCTCTCTGTGGCGAAAAGAGAAACCAGACTGGCAGATGATGTAAGGCTATTGCGTCAGGAGGAACGGGAAAGGCGGAAAAATATAGAAAAGCTAATTCAGATTGAGCGTAACGCAAAAGCGCGGATACGCAGAGCGACAAAATCCAGAACTGAATAATTAAATTTAGCACTGTTAAAAATTTAATCCTTAACCGGAGGGATTTCTGTACCCTCAGAACATCAGGAGGCCGCCTGAAAGGGCAGTAATGAAAAATGACTGAATTAACAAAAGAGCAATTAATCGAAGAAGCTAAATTAAAAATAGCGATTGCGAAATGCCACCCTAATTCAGAGATGGCACGGGTAGAGGGTGAGTTATTCAAAATTGCACTGGCATCGCTGGAAGCGGAGCCTGTTGGTGAATTTTATGAGTATAAGCCGGGCGGCTGGTATCAGCATTCGGCTGGAGATAAAGCGCCAAAGTGGATACAACTCTACGCTGTGCCGCCAGCGCTCGCAGCACCTGAAGGACTGGTTAAAGCAGTGCGCTTTTATGAGCAGGTTAAGCGTGAGAATCCGCCAGCTGAAACCGGAGCATGGAAAGACGCTGTTGATTGGGTGCTCAAAGAGGCTTGCCAGGCTGTAAACATTGGCATCAAAGGAGAGTGATATGCCTACATTATTCAGAAAAGAATATCCGCGAAAAAGTAGAGCGACAGAATTTTTGTTTCTCATTCTGTTTATCGTGTTGCTGATACCGATATCCCCGCTAATTTTTGTCTGGGCAATCGGGAAAATAATTGAGCCAGTTATTGAATTGTATACCGACGTTGTATGGGCGCCGTTCAACACACTGCACAACAAAATCAACCCATATAAGGAAAGCTGATATGACCACTATTACCAGAGAAAACGCGGAGATTAAATCATTCATCACTGGTTTCCTGAGCGACCCGGCGCACGATAACCAATCTTCAGACAGCCTGCTTGCCAATGTGTTTCGTATCGCACTGGCATCGCTGGAAGCAGAGCCAGTGGCGTGGAAGGCAACCTTCACGCAAATTGACAATGAATATAATACGTTCACTGCTCTGTATTCTGACAAAGCAGAAGTCGAACGGTGGGGGCGACTGCATGAAATAGGTGACTTTCGGGCAGAAATAACACCGCTTTACGCAGCGCCGTCAGCGCCGGTAATTCCGGATGGTTGGATAAGCTGTAGTGAGCGAATGCCGGAAAAGAACCAGAACGTACTTATTTCGGTGAATTTCGATAGCTCTCTGGTTGAACCGCTAATATGCTCCGCACGCTATACCGGAAGCACATTCCGGCGAGGAGATGCAACGATTAAACCGGGTAATGGTATTGAGCAGGCAACTCACTGGATGCCGCTACCGGAACCACCGCAGGAGGTGAATCAATGACCAGGCCTGAAGCATTCACAACGGTAGGAATTGCAATGGCGGTGGCGCTGGTGGTGCATTCGATTTGCCGCTGGGGGTGATAAGTGGAATAGTACGGGGTATCGTGCGCCCCGCAGATTTGATTATTTATTTGGGGAGATAATGTCCTGAAGCGTGACGATTACTTCTTCATCTGTATCTATATTTCGGAGTTGATATGTAATGTCGTCGTTTCTAATAATTTGCACTACAAGCCATTCTCCATTTTTTTCACGTAAGTGAACAGTACTGTTTTCCGATATACCATGAACGGTCATTTTTATACCTTTTGTGTTGTGTGAAGGAGCAGTATAGTCAGAAATGAGACAAGTGAAAGGGGATAGAAAGTAATAGTTTGTTTTTGTAGAATTGCTGCGGGTGCTTGAGGCTATCTGCCTCAGGCATGAACACCAAAAGGCAGATAGAGAAAAGCCCCAGTTAACATTACGCGTCCTGCAAGACGCTTAACATTAATCTGAGGCCATATCTATGCGACACATAGAGATTAGCCTCTTACGGACCGAAAGGTCAAGGAGAAGCAGGCTATGAAGCAGCAAAAGGCGATGTTAATCGCCCTGATCGTCATCTGTTTAACCGTCATAGTGACGGCACTGGTAACGAGGAAAGACCTCTGCGAGGTACGAATCCGAACCGGTCAGACGGAGGTCGCTGTCTTCACAGCTTACGAACCTGAGGAGTAAGAGACCAGGCGAGGGAGAAATCCCTCGCCACCTCTGATGTGTCAGGCATCCTCAACGCACCCGCACTTAACCCGCTTCGGCGGGTTTTTGTTTTTATTTTCAACGCGTTTGAAGTTCTGGATGGTGCCGGAATAGAATCAAAAATACTTAAGTAGCGCGCAGGGAGAAGAGGGATGGACCCCAAATGGGGGAGTGCTATTTATCTGGAAGGATTCTGTTGATGAAAATCGAAGAATTACGTGAAATTTTTAGTGAAGATGGCCTCTATACTGTGCGCGTTGAGAATGGCGCTATTGTCAGCCACTGCCGTATTAAATGTTTACAGTCTCAACAAAGGAAGAGTGGAACTGCGTTAATTCATTTGGTGGATGGGCTTGTGACGGATGGTTTTATTTTGCGTGCAAATGAATTTGTCACATCGTTGCCGTCTCTGAAAGAAGCTGGGATTAAGGCTGGTTTTTCTGCTTTTGAAGATGTGTGAATTCAACTACAATTTAGCGCAGGGCTGAACCCCTGCTGAGTAACACTGTGCCACCGGAGAAAGCCGATGGCGCAAAATTCCAGACTACACAATTCTGATAATTCAGCCGTCTTTGCCAGCAGGCATGGGCGGCGCTCTCATGCATTTAAATCTGACTGGTTCCAGCATGACCCCTGCACTGAAGAACAAGCTGAATGGCTAATTCAGTGCTACCGCAGACACGGATACGAGATTAAGAAAGCCCTCAGCCTCGATTATCGTCACTGGATAATCTACGTCAGGCTCCCTTATTCCGAACGCCCACCACGCCCGTCCCGCACATTCCAGCAACGGATCTGGAGGTAACGTGCGGGTATTACTTCGACCTGTTCCGGTACCGGAACTCGGGCTGGTGGTCCTTAAGCCTGGTCGTGAATCCATGCAGGTATTTCATAACTCTCGAGTGCTGGTGGAGCCTGAACCGAAAAGCATGCGCGGTCTGCCGTCCGGAGTCGTCCCTGCCGTCCGCCAGCCGCTGGTGGAGGATAAATCATTACTGCCATTTTTCAGCAATGAGCGTGTGATTCGTGCTGCTGGCGGCGCTGGTGCACTGTCTGACTGGCTGTTGCGTCATGTCAAATCCTGCCAGTGGCCTCATGGTGACTATCATCACAGTGAAATCGTCATACATCGTTATGGTACCGGCGCGATGGTGTTGTGCTGGCACTGCGACAACCAGCTGCGTGACCAGACATCCGAATCACTCGGGCAACTTGCTCATCAAAACCTGTCAGCATGGATGATTGACGTCATACGCCATGCAATGAATGGCACACAGGAGCGGGAATTATCGCTGGCTGAATTATCCTGGTGGGCAGTCTGCAATCAGGTGGCGGACGCGCTACCGGAGACAGTATTACGTCGTTCTCTGAGGTTACGTGCGGAAAAAATCCGCTCGGTGTACCGCGAAAGCGACATCATGCCGGGAGAGCAGACAGCCACCAGCATACTGAAGCAGCGCACAAAAAATATTGTGCTATCGCCTCACGCCCACCAGCAACAGAACTCACCGCAGGAAAAGGCGGTGGTCAGCATTGCTGTTGATCCTGAGTCTCCGGAATCTTTCATGAAGCGGCCTAAACGTCGCCGTTGGGTAAATGAGAAATACACGCGCTGGGTGAAGACACAGCCGTGTGCGTGTTGCGGTAAGCCAGCCGACGATCCCCATCACCTGATTGGTCACGGTCAGGGAGGGATGGGAACAAAGGCCCACGATATTTTCACGCTACCGTTGTGCCGGGAACATCACAATGAACTTCATGCGGATCCGCTGGCGTTCGAAGAAAAGCATGGTTCCCAGGTTGATTTAATTTTTCGTTTTCTTGATCACGCCTTTGCAACCGGCGTGCTCGGGTAAAAGAGGTTACTGATGCGTATAGAGTTTGTTTTGCCTTACCCGCCGACGGTGAACACCTACTGGCGACGTCGTGGCAGCACATATTTTGTATCAAAAGCCGGTGAGCGTTATCGCCGTGATGTGGCGCTTATTGTTCGCCAGCAGCGACTGAAATTAAACCTGTCCGGAAGGCTGGCGATAAAGATTATTGCAGAGCCACCGGATAAGCGCCGTCGTGACTTGGACAATATTCTGAAAGCACCACTGGATGCACTGACACATGCGGGGTTGCTTATCGACGACGAGCAGTTTGATGAAATCAATATTGTGCGCGGACTGCCTGTTCCTGGTGGTCGGTTGGGTGTGAAGATTTACGAAATTACAGGTGATAACGATGGCGCGAGATATTCAGCAGGTTATGGAGCGGTGGGGAGCATGGGCTGCAAACAATCACGAAGATGTGTCATGGGCGTCAATCGCTGCTGGTTTTAAAGGATTAATCCCGCCGAAAGTGAAATCACGCCCTCAGTGTTCTGATGATGATGCAATGATAATTTGTGGCTGTATGGCCCGGTTGAACAAGAAAAATCAGGATTTGCACGATTTGTTGGTGGATTATTACGTAGGTGGAATGACTTTTATGGGGCTGGCACGAAAGCATGGGTGTTCGGATACCTGTATTGGCAAGCGCCTGCAGAAAGCGGAAGGGGTTATTGATGGCATGTTGATGATGCTTGATATCCGACTGGAGATGGACCGATACGTAGAACGAATTATGTAGGCGCTTGACCAGACACATTGTCCGGGGCTATATTTCCGACGCAACCGCAAAATCGGTTGTCGGGATTAGCACCCCGGATGTTTACGGAGCGATATGAGACGCGCCCGCGTCTTTTTTCATATCGTTTGCACAGTCACATTCGCGATTAATGGCGGGCTGTGTGGGGGAGCCGAAAGGCTCGCCGGTTTCCGTACCCGGTAGTGCTAACCCCGCACAGTTCGCCACCACGATGATTAGCACCTGACGGTGGCGATAATGTCCAAATGTACGGAGTTATCGTTATGACCACTCAGATTTCTGTCGAAACTCTTTCCCCAATTACACACAACCAAATTCCCGTTATCACTACCGAGTTACTGGCACAGTTTTACGGTACAGATTCAGATAACATCAAAAAGAATTATTCGCGTAACGCAGATCGTTTTTATGAAGGTAAGCACTTCTACAAAGTGATTGGTGATGAACTAAAGAATTTGCGGGTGACTTTAAGTCACTCACAAAATCCCATCTCTCCCAAAACCCGCTCGCTCATACTCTGGACAGAACGCGGAGCAGCCCGCCACGCAAAAATGCTGGAAACCGATCAGGCATGGGAGGTATTCGAAAAACTGGAAGATTGTTATTTCAGCCGAAAACAACCAGCTGCAGCACAAAACACATCTATCGAAAATGATGGATGCGCATTACTGATCCACTTCGATAAACACGGTCAGGTCGACTTCACGGAAAAAGTACCCGCCGATGCGATGGTATGCACTCTGGAACGGTTCAAATTTTATCTGGAACAACGCGGCTGGATCGTTGCCCGTAAAGAACAACTGGTGGAATGGTTGATGCGGTTTTAGGTGCGACAGCCCCACCATCTTTATAGTAGTGGGGCTGAAAGTTCATTACTGAGTGACTTTTAGCCCACTAAATTTAAAAATATACTCTGGTTCTGTTACTTTTCCATAGAGGGTCATGCTTGATTCAAGGATGCAGTCCTTTGAATTAGGGATAAAACGCCCTGAAAATGAAACTATATCACCAGGTTTTAATTCAGAGGCCACCGTGAAAATTTCAGAGTCAGGGCTGATAAGAGTATGATGACGAGAATCGGAAAATGCGTTATTCCAGGTTTTAACTTCAATGTCTGGTGCTATCTCCAAAGCCAACACGCCGTAACCATCACTATTGGCAGAAACAGTTTTTACAGTACCAATCCAGTTTTTAACTTTTTTATCTTTTCTTAAGGTTGCGCAAACCGCTTTGTCTCGTTTTGCTTTTATTCCGCCCAGCTTCATGTCGTTATCAACACCTTTAGCTGATGAAATTGCGTTTGAGACCGCCTCGATGAACTTTTCCTGCTGCTCAGGCATCTGGTAAGCAAAGGCTGGTGTCTGAAATATGGTAACCGAAAACGCTATGGTCATGATTTTTGTAAAAACACTATTCATATTTTTCCCTAAAACAAGAAATAATGAAACAAAGAGCGCTCAAATATAAGCTTGCTTAGATTACCCATCCCTTAAACCCTTATCAACAGTATGTATTTGGGTTGTATTGTTCATCATGTGTGTTTAGGGCTTTACGATCGTAAAAAGTTGAATATCCTGTTAAGAGTTGTTACTTCGCCACACAGCTTAAACCCGCCGCCAGGCGGTTTTTTTTGTGTCCGGAAAGTGGTGCAGTACGTTAAATGCGCATGTTGTTTTTTCTAAAATTCAGAAATAATAAAAACACATGCATATATTTACGAATATTGACATAATTTTCTATTGAAAAAAGAGCCGGCATTATTAATATCCATCTTCGGTTCCGAAGGGGATGTAAAGCGCGGTCATTTTTATTTCTCTTGAGGAACCAATGCCGACTTAGCTCAGTAGGTAGAGCAACTGACTTGTAATCAGTAGGTCACCAGTTCGATTCCGGTAGTCGGCACCATATGCGGGTATCGTATAATGGCTATTACCTCAGCCTTCCAAGCTGATGATGCGGGTTCGATTCCCGCTACCCGCTCCAGCAGAGGACGATAGATACTAGGTTGTGTTAGGCACTGACACATTTTATGTGGGGCGTTTTTCCTGACTCCTTACCTCGCCCTGTACTGTAATGAGTGATATCGGTTGCAGCACCAGTGCCGTTTTTTACGCCACCGGAATGGTGCATTATTGGTAGAGATTTGCAATGTCTCTGACAGGGGCCGGTGATGCATCATTCTGGTGTTGTAAATAACACCATGACATTGAGATTAATCATATATTAAGCAAAACCTGGAAACACATCCTTAACCGCCTCCACCAGGCGGTTTTTTTTATTCTTAATTCGAAAAAAAGAAAACACGGACACTGATAATGTCCGTGCGGCAATGCCATGTAAGTCAGCGATGAATATGGCGCAAAAAAGCGCGGCTATCGGATTAACGCCGCGGGACAAAGTCCGTGAAGAAGAATAAGTATCGATCTCCTTCCGGAGACGAGTTGATATTACTAAGCTTTAAAAATGGTTTAAATCCTCAGATTGACCTTAATTTCCGGTAAGTCTTATTTCATTTTCTCCGCGCTACCTCCGGCGCACATCACATCAGATAACACCACACAAAAGGCATCTGCAGGTGCCTTTGACGGGGTGTTGTTTTTTTACGGGCCGCTGGTGGCCCTTTTTTATTTACAGGAGAAAAAAGTATGTCTGAACCCTTATCCGGTTCCGGCACGGCTGCGGCGCTCGGCGGGGCGACGGTATTCGGGCTGTTTACCGGAACGGATTTCGGGATTGTGTTTGGTGCGTTCGCCGGGGCGTTATTTGTGGCAACAATTCCGCAGGCGCTTTCAGCCTGGCGTGTGGCAGCGCATTTTCTGGTGTCGTTCATTATCGGCGTGCTGGGCGCAGAGGTTCTGGCATCCTGGCTGGTAAAGCATACAGAGTTTGATGGTGCACCTGTTGACGCATTGTGTGCAGTGCTGGTGTCTGTATTGTCGGTAAAAGTGCTGTCCTTTGTGCACAGGCAGGACGTTATATCACTGATGTCCTGTCTGCTCTCCCGCCTGAAGAGTGGAGGAGGCGACAATGTTAAGTAACCTTCCCGGATTGCTGAATGTGGCGTTATGCACGGTTATCGTGCTGACGCTCTTTTTTTATCGTCGCCGTGATTCCAGACATAAACCGCTGATGTCATGGCTGGCCTGGCTGCTGATGCTGCTGTATGCCTTTGCGCCCCTCAGCTATCTGTGTGGTCGCCCGTTAGCAACGGGCTGGCTGGAAGTGTTTTTTAATCTGTTGTTCTGCGTGCTGGTAATACGCGCACGCGGGAACGTCGCAAGAATCTTTCCATTGTTGAGGTGAATATGTCGGGTAAATTCAGATTCAGCCGTCGCAGTGAAAAAAATCTGGAGGGCGTCAAACCACAGCTGGCTGCTGTCGTTCGCCGTGCCCTTGAGCTGACGGAGGTTGATTTCGGTATTACGGAAGGCCTGCGCAGTAAGTATCGCCAGAAACAGCTGGTCGCGGAAGGGAAAAGCCAGACTATGAACAGCCGCCACCTGACCGGTGATGCGGTGGATGTTGTGGCCTACATTGGCAGCCAGGTGTCATGGGACTGGCCTCTGTACGAGAAAATCGCGCAGGCATTTAAGCAGGCTGCCGCAGAGCTGGGAACTGCCATCGAATGGGGCGGGGACTGGAAAACACTGAAAGACGGGCCTCACTTTCAGTTGAAACGCTGATAACCAGGTGTGTTATGAGCAGAAAACACTGGACACACAGAATGCCGCGAACGGCGGCGAAATGGGCACTGGTAGCGATACTGGTGCCTTTTTTATTGGTGGGATGCGTCAGCCTGGATAAGGCGCGCCAGCTTTTCGATACGGCTTCTCAGGTCTGCCAGCTTATCGATGGCGTTCGGCAGTGTCTGCAGAACTGATCACCTGTAATAGCAGAATATTTTGCTGAAAAATGAAGGGTGCGCCAGCGTCCGGAAAGCATGAAATTCTGTGTTAGTGGCTATTCAATAAAATAAATTCTTTCTGTCGCCGCGAATACTCAAATGTTGATCAGTGCCCGGTGCGGCGACGGGCTTCGATATCAGGAGACGATGATGGAAAAAACAGAAAACAAACCGATTGTAATTGGTGCTGATGCTGCTCCGTTTAAGTTTGAGTTGTCTCAACTGGTGGAGATGCGCATCAGTGATGAATGGGGTGAGGTTAAAGCCCGTGCGCAGTATGCGGATGGCGAAAACCAGTACTTGATCCACTACAAGGCAGCTGACGGTCGCGCCACGACGGAGTGGTTTGGTGAGTCAATGCTGGAAGCAACAGAAGATGATCGTCATCCAGGTTGCCCGGTATTTGCTGGTATGGAATTACCGGAAGGTGCAGTCGTTACTGAGTAACAGGCATTACAGCAGCCCTTCTGTGTGAGGGGCTGCGATAATGCTTTAGTTGTCTTTCATAAATCCTTTAATTGCCCATCCCACAAGCCTGGTGATGCTGTATATCAACAAGGCACATATCAGGGAAACAAGGATATCAAACAGTGAAAATCCCCGAGCCTCTGTTGATAAAAGGCCGAAAATGAACACCAGAATAGCTAACAGAATTCCTACCCGGTGAAAACCTTTAGAAATCGTGTTTTTCATTTGTCCTCCGTATTGGTTTTTTAAAGGGTGGAAATTTTAACATCAGAAGAGTGAAGTTCTATGCCATCACGAATCCCCCGCGCATGCCGTAAACGTGGATGTGCAGGTACAACCACAGACAGTTCTGGTTACTGCGATAAACATCGCGGTGAAGGCTGGGTGCAGCACCAGCGCGGACTGAGCCGCCACCAGCGCGGCTATGGCTCAAAATGGACGGTGATTCGTGCCCGTATTCTGAAGCGCGATAAAGGTCTGTGTCAGTTGTGTCTGCGTGTCGGTGTGGTGAGCGAGGCGAAAACCGTCGACCACATCATCCCGAAAGCGCATGGCGGAACAGACGCAGACAGCAACCTGCAGAGTCTGTGCTGGCCTTGCCATAAAGAGAAAACAGCGCGCGAACGTATCAACTGATAACTGTTCTCGTCTGTAAGGGAGGGGCGGGTAAAATCTCTGTAACCCTGGGCGTTCGGGACCGCCCGCCAACCCTTCTTCGCATCGCCGCAGGTTCGAAAACTTTTTTTTGGGAATGTGATTAAACGATTGATAGGTAAAACCGATTATGTCAGGACCCCCGAAAACCCCGCCACGCCTGCATTTGATACGAGGCAACCCCTCAAAGCGCCCCGTTAAAGA